GTGGTAGTGATGCTGATAAGGATACAGTACGTAAGCAGAAGCGCAAGCTATCTTATTACTCCAACGTTTATGTTGTAAAAGATCCTCTTCATCCAGAGAATGAGGGTAGAGTATTCTTATTTAAGTATGGTAAGAAAATATTTGATAAGATTCTGGAAGCAATGCAACCAGAGTTTGATGACGAAACACCTATCAATCCTTTTTGCTTCTGGCAAGGTGCAAACTTCAAGTTGAAGATTGTGAAGAAGGATGGGTTCTGGAACTATGATAAGTCAGAGTTTGATAAGGTAGCACCTTTACTATCTGATGATGATGCATTGGAAGCATTGTACAAGAAGCAATATTCTTTATCTGCAATTACTGCTCCAGATCAATTCAAATCTTATGAAGATTTGGAGAGACGATTGAAGACTGTCTTGGGACAAGTTAAAGTTAAAGCACCTAGATTAGATGAGGAAGTTGTAGCTGAGGAAAATCCTATTCCAGTAGCAGCTGCTCCTGTAGCATCTTCTAATGAAGAAGATGAGGCACTCAGTTACTTTCAGAAGTTAGCTGACTCTTGAGGTATAATCAACTTTGCTTGACTCTTTTAGTCATAGCAGCTTACATCAATCTATTTAAATAGTTATTGATACAATTTAATATTTTCTGCTTTCTTAAGGGTGCGGGTCACAAACTGATCTGCACCTTTTTTATATGGCATGATGTCATCCATATCATTGAATACTATATTTAAATACTGTGGCTTTAGACAGTAGATATTTCTTTTCTTATTTTCTTTTGTTATTTCATAGTTATAATTTGTGATTGGAGTTATTACATTTGCTGCAGCAATAGTATTGTAATTAGATCCATCAAAGTACTCATAGTTAGATGCATTTCCTGCAGAAACTTTACCTGATATAGTAAATAAAACTTGTTCTGTTCCTGAAAGAGTAGGATTTATCACTGAAGGTATTGAAGGTAGATCATATTTAAATCTAATAGCTGAAGTACCATCAGGACTTGTAACACTTTTAATTGTAAATCTACCATTGTAACTAGTTTCTGCTACATTTTCAATTAAAACTTGATCCCCTACTTTCAAATCATCTATACCTATCTTAACTACTACTGTTACTGTAGTGGAATTTCTATCTGCAAAGATTTGATTTATGTTTGATGTTACTGTTTGAGTAAAGTTTCCATTGCTTCTCCAACTACTAGGTACTTTCAATCCTTTTTTTAGAACTACTGCTCCCTTTAAGTCTTTAACTTCTTTAGTTTCATAGTGATGAACTCCACTGTATAGTTCATCATAGCTTCCATACTTGTCTAAAAGATATTCATCAAGGGCAAGTTGAGGTATTGGCCATTCATCATGAATGTTTATAATATTATTTGATAAGAGAATTACCCAATCTAATGTGGGGTCTTGGTAGAGTTTGTATGCTACATTGTCAGGTCTTTCATCCCCAATAACTTTATACTTAGTAAAGAAATTAACGTTCTCAAATATATCAGACCTTAACTTGCCTCTTTTAAATAAGTTTTTAACATTAATAAAATTAGATATGTCATCTGCACCTGCAGCCCTATTAACATATTCAAAACTAGGAACTTGTCTGAAGTAAGGATTTGGCATTGTTAATAACCCATGTTGTCTTTACCTTGATCATAATCATCTTCATAGATTGGATTCAATTCATTGAAAGTCATTCCTACATTATAAGAAGTCATAGCACCATCTTCATAAGTGGAGTAGGATCCATCAGGAGTATAGTCAACATTGAAACTTGATAGAGCGCAAGTTTTAATTTTATTTAAATATGGATGATTATCTCTATTCATATAACAATATTTTAATTTGAATACATTAGGAGTCTTTAGGAATAATTTATTAGGAGATCTTCTAACAGCCATATTTCTTTTAAAGAATCTAATAATCTTTCTAACTTCCTCTGATTCTAGTTGCTCTCTAGGTGTAAATTTAAATTGATAACTAAAAGTTCTTAGTTGTGGACCTTTGAATATTAATTCTAGGTTTGGATTGATTACCTTTCCTGTAGCCCTTGTGAACATACCTTGAGCACCCACTGCTTTTCCTGCAAAGAAAGCCTTGATGTCTTTGCTGTCTGTATCACTTATGGCACTCTTTCCAGCATTTCCAACTGTACCTGCTGCACCTCCAAAGTCAAAATCCATTAGATCCTTTGCTGTTTTAGCTCCTGTTACTTGGAGTGGATTTAATGTATCACTAGCCCAATCTACATTCATACTATCACTAAGTCCTGGTTGCATGGGAAGGAAGACTGTTCCTATAATCTTAGCATCCCTCAGTCTTTCATCAGCTTCAGCCATAGATAAAGCGCTTTGGGTTGTTTCTTTCTTGTTTCCAGTTTTGACTTGATCAAATTCTGCTAAGTATTCTATACAATCAACCTTTAAGTAATCGTAATCTATTTCTTGTCTATGATTCAAAGGATACCTTAGATGAATGTCGCTGGTAGATCTAAAGGATCCATATTCTAGAGGATCTATAGGTACTCCACCCCAAGAACTTGATGACTCATTTCTTTCTTCATTCAATGCTATATCTTCTGAAGCTTTATTAAAAATTTTATTTCCAGTTGCCATTCTGATAGCATTCTTAAGTAATGGATTGGTCATAGCAGCAGCCATCCATGCAGCACTAGCACCTTTCTTTATCAACCAATTAGGTCCAAAGTTATTGTCAGCTACTTCTGCATATTCAATTTCACCTGTATCTGCATCATAAAATTCACCAGCTTCATTCTTTTCTTCTTGGGTCAATGCTACGAGACTATTTCTCACTACAGTACTTACCTTATTCACTGTCTTAGTGACAAAGGATTGACCTCCTAACATTAATGGTGAACTGATAATCATTTATTATCTTTTTAGTTATTTAGTCTGAAACTTTGCATAAGATAATGATCTAAGGTAATCTACCTCATCATTCTGTACTATATGTAGATTTCCTACAATTTCGTTCCATGTATAGTTCCTTGAGGTTCCCCAATGAAAGTTAAGTCCTTGGAATCCCCATCTATCCACATAGGTTACAGCAACTAAAGGATACTCATCAAATACACCAGGAGTTTTAGCATTATATACAAAGGTATAGTAGCTTCCTGCATCAGGAACTACTTCAGTTTGAGTGAACACTTCTAAAATGTTCATCATGATATCATCAGCATCAGTAACTCCTTCAATTTGTTCTTGAAGTTCTTCTGTTCTTTCTGACATTATTTGATACCTAATTCATCTTCTGTGATAACTTTGAATTCTATTTTTCTATCTAAACAAAACTCTTGTGCTGCTTTCCATTTAGCTTGGTTAACAGCATAAGTATTTAATTCATACAGATATGATTTAGTCACTCTAGATTTCTTCTTGGGTGGTTGAGTTTGTTTCTTTGGTTTCACTTCAACAACATAAGTTTTGATGTTGCCATTACTTTCTCTCACTTTCATTAGAAAGTCTGGGTAATATTTATGAGGTCTTTTATCTACAGGAGATAGGTAAGGTATACTTATCTCTTCAGAAGCCCATGCTATTATATTCTCAGTCAGGTCACAGTATCTACAGAACTTACGTTCCCAACTACTACGACATATTATATTATTTGGATTGCCTTTATATTTTTGAGGATACTTGGGTCTGTATCTACTCTTAATACTTTCAGCCATCTGTTATACATAATATATAATCTAAAATATTTATAGATGGCAGGTGTAGCCCCTCAAAAGTTAACAGTAAGTAAGATAAAGTCTAGGTTATTAAATGTAGCACAGACATCTTTATATCGTTTGACTTTATCTTTACCTCCTAGAGTTGATGCATATATTAAAGAAAATGTTGATACTTATAATGTTGCAGATACTCTAGAGAATATTAATTTACTATGTACTGATGCATCTCTTCCAGGTTCTTCATTAGCAACTCATGAAGTTACTAATGATTATCATGGAGTCACAGAAAGGATGGCTTATAGAAGAATATATGATGAGTCTTTAGCTTTAACTTTTTATGTGGACAGAGATTATAATACTATAAAAGTATTTGAAGCATGGATAGATTATATTAGTGGAGTAAGAAGTACAGTTGAATATGCTAGTCCTTATGTTCATACTAGAAACACTTATCCTAGAACATATAAAAATAATATATTCTTGACAAAGTTTGAAAGAGATCATCACTATCATCAAGAGCAACTCTCTAATGAAATTACTTTAAACTATACTTTTGTTGATGCTTTTCCTAGAGATATCACTGCAATACCAGTAACTTATTCTGGAAGTGATGTATTAAAATGCACTGTTAATTTCTCTTACATTAGATATGTGGTTGAAAAAGGAAAAGATCCTTGGGGAACATATTTACAAAATACTGGAGGTGGTATAGACTTTGATGCTATTGCCAATTAAACTGTCTAAATAGAACACTGAAAGAATTATTATGCCCTTACCCACCATTGCTACGCCAACTTATGAACTTGAGTTGCCATCAACTGGAAAGACTATTAAGTATAGACCTTTCTTAGTTAAAGAAGAGAAGCTTCTTGTCTTAGCATTAGAGACAGAAGATACCAAACAAATTTCTACAGCTATTAAATCTGTATTAAAGAATTGTATACAAACTAGAGGAGTAAAGGTAGAGAAACTTCCTACTTTTGATATTGAATATCTCTTCCTTCACATTCGTGGTAAGTCTGTTGGTGAAGACATAGAAGTTAATTTAATTTCACCTGATGATGGGACTACAAATGTTCCAGTGACAATTAATATTGATGAGATTAAGATTCACAGAGACGATGATCATCAGAAGCAGATTAAATTAGATGATAACTTGACTATGGAAATGAAGTATCCTTCATTGGATGAGTTTATAAAAAATAATTTTGATTTTGGGGATGATGCTGGAGTAGATCAATCATTTGATCTTATAGGATCTTGTATTGATAAGATCTATAATGAAGAAGAAGTTTGGGCTACTGCTGACTGCACTAAGAAAGAAGTGAAAGAATTTTTAGAGCAGATGAATAGTATGCAGTTCAAAGAGATTGAAAAGTTCTTTGAGTCTATGCCTAAATTATCTCATGAAGTTACCTTTGTTAATCCTAAGACTAAGAAAGAGAATACTGTAGTGTTGGAGGGATTATCCAGTTTTTTCGCTTAGGTATGGTACATATGGATCTTGAAAATTATTTCAGGATAAATTTTGCTTTGATACAGTACCATAAATATTCATTAACTGAGATTGAAAACTTAATCCCTTGGGAGAGAGACATTTATGTTGGTCTTCTTCAACAGCACCTTGAAGAGGAAAGATTAAAGCAACAGCAAGATTCTAATGCCTAGCAACAATAAAAATATAATAGGGGGCTTAAGAGGGAAGTTTGATCCTCACTATCAACTTGCAAGTAAAGTTGAGGGTCTTGGAAAAGATTTACCCATTCAAGTTGCTCAGTTACATAAGACCTTAAGTAAATCCTTTGTGATGCAAAGGAAAACTTTGGTACGAGTTCTTGGTCTTGAAGGAAGAGTTGGTGAGTTAGAATTACAACAGGCAGCAGAGGAGCAAGCAAAGGAAGGTATAGATGAGATATTAAATGATATACATGATGCAGAGGAAGAAGAAGTAGGTGGTACAAAAACAAAAACAAAACCAAAGGCTAAAGCAAAACCAAAGGCTAAAGCAGAACCAAAGGCTAAAGCAAAACCAAAGTCTAAAGCAGAACCAAAGGTTAAGAAGACAAGAGTTACTGGTAAGAAGATAAGTAAACCAAAAATAGATTCTGATAAATTTAAGAGAGGAACTTCTCAAGAAATTGTAGAAGAAAGATTAAAAAGACAGGCTAAGAATAGAGAAGAGACTGCAAACAAATCAATTGGAGATGAAAAGAAATCAAAACCCAAGACTCCTATAGGTGTATCTCTACTAGACGGACCTAGTGATGAAAAGAAAAGGCAAGAAATAATAGACAAAGATAAATCTCAAGGTAAACCAAAGGTAATTAAGAGAGAATTTTTTACAGATAGAAGATCAAGAATTCAACAAAATATAAAGGATGTTGCTGCTGGAGAAGAGCGTAAAAAAACTGATGCATTTAAAGAAGATGTACATGGAGTTACATCTACTGGGGAAACTTTAAGTCCTGAAGAAAGAAAAAATAGGTTTAGAGAAAGGAAGAGAACTATAATGGAGAAGCGGTTAAGAAAAGGACAGCAAAAGAAGTAGGTGAGAAAGTTAAAGCTGATACTACTGGAGCAAGTGGGATGGTTCCTTTTAATAAGTCTCCCAATATAGATGATAAAGGTTTGGATCCACTAGAAGAATCTTCTGAGGAGGAGAAGGATGATTCTAAAATAGAATCTTCAGACAATAAGTTTAATCAGGTTCTTAAATTTTTAAAGACAGATCTTGTTTCTAAATTGAATGAGATTTTAGATGGGTTGAATGGTATTGGTGAGTCATTTAAAGAACAGAGTGAGGTAACTGAAGAAAGATTAGAGAAGCAAAGATTGTTAATGAGTACGGATAAGAAAAGAACTAGAGAAAAAACATTAGAGACTGATAAGGATAGTAAAAGTGAGAGTATGGGAGAGAAGATATTAAAGAGTGCAGCTAAACCTGTTAAAGGATTCTTAAGTACTATTTGGAAATTTGTAAGTAATGTTATAGCTGGTGCTGTTTTTAGTTTTTTATTAAAGGTAGTTAAGGATCCTGCTATACTTTTAGATCCTATTAAAAAATTCTTTAATAGTATTATTGGATTGTTTAATGTAGTAGTGAAAAGTTTGTGGCATATAAGTGCAGGACCTATTAACATGGTTATTGATGGTCTTAATGCTGGAGTTGAAGCTTTGTTGGGAGCAATCAATAAAGCTATTGGATTGCTTGGTTTAAAACCTATACAACCTCCAACTATACCTAATATTCCTGGTCCTCCTACTGTTCCTACAATACCATTATCTAAAACAGCTCAAGCAGAGACTGTAGAGACTAAGGTAGGTGGTGGTGAAGTAGGAGCAAGTGATGGTGCTGATGGTGCTGATGGTGCTCCTGGTGTGGATGGTGCTGGTGTGGATGGTGCTGCTGGTGTGGATGGTGCTGATAGTAGTACTACTAATAGTAATACACTAGAAAAAACTTCCCAATCATTTACAACTTCAGGTGGTGTTGAGGCTGATCAATTAAAAGATCAGATGGCAGATAGTCGTCAAGATTTTAATCAAGATAAACCAGTTCAACAATTTAAAGAAGGTGGGTTGGTTCAACCTATGAAAGATGGTGCTGAAGTATTAGGTTCGCATAGTATAAGCAGAGATGATGAGGGTGGTGTTCTTAGCACGTCAACTACAGGTGGTGTGAGTGGTGGTGGTTTAGATGAGACAACTACAACCACTTACAAGAAAACAATCACAGAATTAGATGGTACTGTAACAACTTTTGAAGAAAAGCAAAAGATGAGGGAACAAATAGCTTCAATTGGAGTTCCCGATTTACTTGAACATCAAGATCAACTTCTCGGTGAAGTACACAAATTGAAAGGATTTGAGAATGTCACAATAGATCAAGTCATAAATCAACAGACAGGAATACCACAGAAAGAATTACTTCCTATTCTTTTGAGAAGTGATGCACAGAAAGCTACTGGTGATAAACAAGATAAAGCGCACAAAGAAGATTTAAAGGCTAGAGGTATCAAACCAGGACAGGGTTATAGTATAAGTGCTAATGATGAAATTGGAAGGTCGTTAGCAGGGACTATGGGATATAGAACTGGTCAAACTAATCCTAAACAGTTAGTATCATCAAGGACCTCATTCGATACTGAGTCCAAGGAGTCGTTTAAAACTCCTGAGTCTAATCCTCTTAGTGATCTCTCTTCCAGTATAAATGTAAGTGCTAAAGATGATGGTACTAGGAATACTAGCCCGTTGTTGTTCGGCAACACCCAGCGTGGCACTAACGTTAGTGCCATGGCTATGGCAGGTGGTGGTAGTGTCCCAGCCTCAGGGGAAAACGGACTTTTAATTCCAAAAAAGAGGGAAAAAAATCCCACCAATTTTTTACAGCCACAGGGTTTTTCAGAGGGTGGTACTGTTCCTGCTCAAGGGCCAGGATATGAAAATAGTTTAGTTCAACCTATGGCAGGTGGTGGTACTGTTGATGCTAAGAATATATCAGCAAGAGAAGGAGGTCCTATTAATAATGATAGTGGAGTATCTGTTACAGGGTTAGGTCCTGACACTCAGTTGGTTGCTGCTCAACCAGGTGAGGTTGTAATGAGTAAGAAGGCGGTTGATCATTATGGTAGGGATAAGTTGTTGCAAATGAATAAAGAGGGTGGAGGTACTAATGAAAATAAAGTATCAACTACTAATAATATTCAACCTAAGGCAGGTGGTGGTGAAGTTCAAGGTAAATCTGTAAAGAAATCTCAAGGTAAACTTGGTGGTGGATTGTTGAACATATTAAAAGGTGGGGTTATGGGTATGTTTGCTCCACACTTGATGTTATTGAAACCTATGTTAGGTATAGCTGAGTCCATAGCATCTAAAGTAATTCCTCAGATGGGTAAGGCAGTTGAGGGTACAAAAAATTTAGTGTTAAAACATCCTGCTATAGGATTTGCTAAGTTAATATTTGGAGAGGAAAAGGTTAATAGTTGGTTGGGTTTAACTTCATCAGAAAGTACAGAAAGTTCTTCTTCTTCTCAGTCTGATTCTATTTCTTCTTCTTTAAAATCATCTGATATATCTCCACCATCTACTGCTCCTAAGACTAATGTAATAACTATACCATCTCCTCCACAGAGTTCTGGAGGTGGAGGAGGATCTACTCCAACTAGTCCTAATTTTTCTTCTGTAGATTCTAATAATCTTTCTGCTATAGCAGTGAGACCAATCTATAATTTGACGGGAGCATAATAATATGGGATGGATGGCCGCTGCTCTCAAGGCAGGAAAACAAGTTGTTACTAAAGTAGCAAAAGAAAAGGCAAAGGAAAAGGTTGCTAAAGTTGTTACGTCTAAATTTAAAAAGAAGAAATCAATACCTATAAAGGCTGATAAATTATTGGGAGAAAAGAAGGGAGGTCCATTAGCTCTTAGACCTAAAGGAGAATTAGTTCCTTCTATGAAGGGACAGTTAACTCCTATCCCTGAGGCACAACCCACTGTAGATATACAAAAGTTTGTAGGTAAAGAAGTAAAACCTGTTGAAACTGGTAAAGATAAATTAGGTTTAGATATTATAACTAAAACTTTAGATTCTATTGTAGAATCTATTGATCAATTAAAAGATTCTTTATCTGATAGAACAAAAGATAGTAAAATAAGATTAAAGAAACAATTAAACGCACTCAAGATTTTTAATAAGAGAAGTAGAGAGAAGGATTTAGAATCTGATAAGGATAAATCTACTACTAAGAAGAAGAAAGGTTTTAATTTAGCACCTGAGTTTGATTTCCTTAAAACTATTGGAAGATATTTAAAGTATGTACTTATAGGAACTTTAGTTAATGGATTATTTACAGGGAATCAATTAATAATAAAAACATTTAGGATAGGTATCCTAGCATATTTTGCAGCTCAAAAAATAGCTGCTCAATTTGTTGCTAACATAGTTAAAACTATAAGTAAATCCCTGAGGGCAGTGACCCGACCTTTCAGGGCTATGGGAAGGTTGATAACCAGAGCCTTTAGAAATTTAGGTAAGGCAATCTTTGGGTGGGTAGATGATGCAGTTAAGATGTTATGGAGAGGTATAAAAAATCTAGGTGGTGGTTTATTAAAAGGTGCTAAAAATCTAGGTGGTGGTTTATTAAAAGGTGCTAAAAATGTAATAGGTGCAGGTAAAAATTTACTAGGTAAAGGGATTAAAGCTTTCAGTCAGACTGGTGTAGGAAAAACAATAGGTAATGTAATAGGTAAAGGTAAAAATTTATTAGGTAAAGGAGTTAAGGCTTTCGGTAAGACTGCTGTAGGAAAGACAGTAGGTAATGTAATAGGTAAAGGTAAAAATTTATTAGGTAAAGGGGTTAAGTTATTTAAAGGACTTAAAGGTAAAGGTATACTAGGTAAAGGTAAAGATTTATTAGGTAAAGGACTTAAAGCTTTTAGTAAGACTGGTTTAGGAAAGACATTAGGTAATGTAATAGGTAAAGGTAAAAATTTATTAGGTAAAGGAGTTAAGTTATTTAAGGGACTTAAAGGTAAAAATTTATTAGGTAAAGGTAAAGATTTATTAGGTAAAGGGATTAAAGCTTTTAGTAAGACTGGTGTAGGAAAAACAATAGGTAATGTAATAGGTAAAGGTAAAGGATTACTTTCTAAAGGTAAAGGATTCCTTTCTAAAGGTAAAGGATTACTTTCTAAAGGAGCTAAAGCATTAGGTAAGACAGGAGCTGCTAAAACTGTAGGTAAAGTTAGTTCTACTCTTGCCAAATGGTTTGGACCTGGTGTTGCTAAGATGATGTCTAAGGCTAAGCCATTGTTTAAAACAATAGCTAAGGGTGCTAAGAAAGGAATAAAGATACCTTTTCTTGGTCCTATATTAGTAGCTATTACATCTATCCTAGCTGGAGAACCCATAGGAAAAATATTATTTAAGACAGCAGGTACAGCCATTGGTGGTACTCTTGGTATGGCTCTTGCTGCTGGATTAACTACTGCTACAGCAGGTTTAGGTGCATTGGTATCACCAGCCTTGATGATCGTTGGAGAAATGGTGGGTGAGTTTTTAGGTAATGCTCTTTATGATTTGACATTAGGTGGAGGAATAGGTAAGGCTATTGGTGCTGTGAAGGATAAGGTTGGGGAAGCTATTATGAAAGTTATTAATATACCAAAATGGATAGGGGATAGTACTAAGAGATTCTTTACTAACTTTCCTTCTATTAAAGTACCAGCAAAATTAGGATTGCAATCTATTCTAGGTAAGATACCTCCCTTCTCTTTCTTTGCTAAGGAAGGTGGAGTTGCTGGTAAGAGAGTGACTAAACTTCCAGATCTATCTTTGTTCATTCCTATCTTAGGTCTTCCTAAGTTATTAAAGCATCTTAAAAATTCTTTCTTCCCTCCTAAGGGTGGAGATGCTGTTGGTGGTGGTGGTGGTGGTGAGAAAGGTGGTAGTGGTAGCAGTGGTGGTATTGATGACAAGGGTGGCAAGGGAAAAACTCTTACATCAAAGAAAAAAGTTAGTAGTAGATTTGATTTTGAGAAAGGAAAGGGATTTATTAATGAAAAAGAAGTGGAGGCTGATGAATACTTAAAGTTTCAAGAACTATCAAAGAAAGAACAGTTGGATCAATATGGTGTAGATCCTACATCAAAGAGTTCTACATCAAAGAGTGATAGTGACTCAATAGCAAAGGGTGATAGTAAGTCAATAAGTAAAACAAATAAAGTTGATACTGAATCTTTATCATCTCAAACATCTTATGAGCAAGCATCTAATACTATTGTATTGATGCAACCTCCTACTCCATCTACTCCTCCTGAAGGCGGAGGAACTAAAACTGTTCCTATTTCTCCTAATAAAATAAGTTTGGTAAATAGTCAGTATGAAATGTCCAATACAATTAAATCTTACGCACTCTAATGAATAGAGAAAATAAAACCAAACCTTCAGATCCAGGTAATATAACTCAGTTTGAACTCTTTCAAGCTAATGGTGAAAATTCTATAGATATATCGGATTCTGCTGTTGAGATAAAATATTTTGAAAATTTATTATCCAATACTAAAACATTAAGTATTGTTGTGGTTGAGACTGGAAACACTGAAGGTGGTGAGGCTAATAAGAAAGGAGTATTAGATGGGTTGCCAGTGAGGGGAGGAGAGAAAGCCCTCTTAGTTATGGAAGACATGCAACCTAAGAAAAATAAGTTAGAGTTTAAAGATGAGAATGCTTGGTATGTTAATAGAGTAAGGAATGCTTCTCCTGATACTCAGAAAGATGTTTATGCTATTGATTTTTCTTCTAAAGAATTTTTTTCTAACGAACAAAATAGAGTATGTAAAAGATATGATGGAAAGGTATCAGATACTATTAAAAAATTGTTAACAGAGGATACTGCTAATGGAATGGGAATAAAAACTGAAAGGGATTTAATTATAGATGATACTTTAACTAACTATAATTTTATTGGTAATGATAAGAAACCTTTTTATATTTGTACTTGGTTAGCATCTAAATCTATACCAGAAACAGCAGGAGAATTTGGTGGAGCTGCTGGATACGTATTCTATGAAAATTATGATGGGTTTCATTTCAGATCTATTGATGCTCTATTTGATCAAGAACCTAAGAAGAAATACATTTACCAAGGACAACCAGGCATACCAGGAGGATATGATGATGAAATTATTTCGTATAATATCAATAAAGATATAGACCTTCAGAATAATTTGATGAGTGGTACATATTCTAATAGATCTATCTTCTTTGATTTTTATGCATGTGATTATCAGATCAGAGACTTTAGTGTTGATGATGATTTAAGTACACCAGGATCAGGATCTAGTAAAGATAAATTGGTGAGTGCAGGAGTGGATCCAATTGATAGTGTTGCAGATGAGTTTAGAAAACCAATATCTAGATATATGAATCATATTTTAGATGTTGGTACTCTACCTTCAGGTAAAAATATTCTAGAACAATTGAAATTTTGGAAGGATGATCCTTACAAACCAACATATGATGTTGCAAATACTATGGTTCAGTCTATAATGAGATATAATCAATTATATTCTATTCAGATTGACATTATGATACCTGGTGATTTTAGTCTCAGAGCAGGTGATTTAGTTTACTGTGATTTTCCTGAATTGACGACAGAACGCAGCGCACAAGTTAATGATCAGTCTGGTGGCATATATATGATAGCAAGTTTATGTCACAGACTTACTTCTAGAGATACTTACACTAGTTTGACTCTAGTTAGAGATAGTTTTGGCAGAAAATCTTTCAAATAGGATTTACTTATGACTACTAAAACTCCAGAACATGATTTATCACATGAGGTTTACATTGATCCCAAGGATCATAAGGAACACATTAATCATGGTATGATTGAATACACTGAAGCAGATCTAGAGATGCATAATGATGCATTTCATGCTCACTCAGATGATGAAGTGAATAAGAATGAAGGTAAGATTAATGATTGGCACACAAGGCATGAGGATCAACACTTAGAAGTCTATTGTGATAATCACCCAGACTCATTGGAGTGTAGAGTATACGACGACTGATGGATATTAAAAAACATTTTGTTGGAAGGGATGGATTTATATGGTGGGTTGGTCAGGTAGTAGATGAAACTACCTGGGCAAGTAATGCTCCATGTTCTAGAACAGATAGCACTGATGATCAATCTGGATTTGGATATAGGTATAAGGTTCGCATTATGGGATACCATACTGCATCTACTACTGATCTAAAGGATGATGATCTTCCTTGGGCATCTGTTATGATGCCTGTTACTGCAGGGTCAGGAGGAGCAGCTGCTTCAGCTACTCCTATGCTCAGGCAGGGAAACTTTGTGTATGGATTCTTCTTGGATGGTGAGGAAGCACAGACTCCTATTATTATGGGAATCATAGGGAGCAATCAATACCTTGCTGTATCTAAAGGTCTTCCTGACGTTCCTTTCCTTCCTTTCAGTGGGTTTGTAAGTAAAGGGGATGGTGCTAACCCAGACACTGCAGTTGAATCTAATCCTCCTAGATATGGATTGCCTACTCAAACTGATGGTAAAGTTCCTCCTGATTCTCAACTTGCTTTAGCTGAGAAGTGGCCTGGTACTAGTCAGGACATGAGTAATGGAGTGTCAGTTGAGTCTGATGTTTCATTAAGTAGTGGTATAAAGGATGGTGCATCAGGAGAAAAACATTTAGATGAAAGAAGAGCAATATCTTTACCCTCTCCTTCTAGTTGTGAGAAGGTTCCTCTTAATAAAATTCAAGCAGAGATACAAGAGACTGTTAAGATAGTATCTAGGATTAAGAAGACTGCTACACATTGGGAGACTAAGGTAACAACTAGAGTTTTTAATCCAGATAAAGAAATTGAGAAAGCAATGGATGATGCAGCTAAATTAGTTGCTTCTGCCATGAAGTTTATGGTTACTGAGATACAAAAGAATTCTTTGAAGAAACTTAATGATGCTACAAAGGATAGTTATTATTCTGCATTTCCTACTGAAAGACAGGATTTAAATAAAGCAATGGATAAGGTGAATGATAGTACTGCATGTTTATTCAGAAATATTATTGATAAACTGTATGAGATGAGTAGTGGTATGTTAAAGTCATCTATTCCTAAGATGATTAACTCTCCAGCTTGTGCTACAGAAGATTTAGCTTCAACTTTATTGGGAGAGGTTACAGGTCTTATAAGTGCAGGGATGAATGATTTTATGAAACCATTGTCTGCTATGGGATCTATAAGTGGAGATGGATTTAAAGTTCCTAGTTTTGGTGGAGATGATGTATTAGGAACTGTTACTGAATTACTTTCTTTCTTAGATTGTGATGAGAATCCTGAGTGTAATGAAGTAAAGGAGTGGAACGTAGCAGAAGGACCTTTAGCTCCTCCAAGGATAAGTCTTGGTTCAATAGTATCTAAAGCTAAGGCAAAGGCATCTATTATAGCTAAAGCTTTAGAAGCTGCTGGACAAGTTATAGATCCAAACAGTTTTAGTTTTGGTGGAATAAATTTTGGATTGCCTGGAGGTGGTGCTGATTCTGGTTGTGATGTTGGTCCTATAAAGTGTGGTCCTCCTATTGTAGAATTTTTTGGAGGTAAAGGTGCTGGTGCAGCAGCAAATGCAATAATAGGAACTGGGTTGAGTGTTTTGGGTGTTGATATTAAATCATCTGGTCTTTATACAGTAGCACCTAAGATAAAATTTGTAGATAAATGTGGTAAAGGTAATGGTGCTTCAGGAAGAGCAGTTCTTGGTCCAGTTCAACCTATTTTAAATGATAATGGGACTCCATTATTTGATAGTGAAGGTAATCCTTTATATGAAGCTGCTCCAGGAGTTAATGTAAACACTGTCATCAATGATACCTTTGCAGATGGAGGGACTAGAGGGACTGTTAATACTATATTGAATTCGGGTAATACAAGTGGTACTGGTACTGGTACTAGTAACTTTACTGGGGATATTGCTGCTGGTTCTAATACAATTACCAATGTATCTAATCTAACTAATATTGTTCCTGGTGTTACTGTAACACTATCTGGAACTGGAACTGGTGGTGCTGGAACTGGAACTGGTGGTGCTGGAACTGCTGGAGGAGTTACACTATCATCTGGTGGTGTTGTAACTGCTGTTAGTGGTACTACAGTAACCATTGATCGGACATTTGGTGGAACTGGAACTGCTTCTGGTGCTTTGTTATCTGGAACTGGTGGAACTGGAACTGGAACTGCTGGTACTGGAACTGCTGGTACTGGAACTGATGGAACTGTTACTTTCAGGGGGGATATAATTTCTGGATCTGCAAACATTACCAATGCTACTAATGTAACTAAGATTTCTCCTGGTATGACTATTAAAATAACTACAGGTGGAGGTACAGTTACTCTTGGAAGTGATGGAATATCTGATGGAATAGGTGGAGATGGTGACTTGTTTACTACAGGTGGAACAAGAAGTATTTCTGCTGTTGTAACATCTGTTGATCTTACTACATCTACTATAACAATTGATCAAGTTTTTACTGGAAGTGGATCTGCTTTGGGTGTTACATTTACTGCAACTGTAGATTCTACTACTGGTGGTGGATTGTTGGGTGTAATAGGAATTATAATGAATGATACAGGTTATGGATATATACCAACAGGTGATGGAAGTAAGGGTGCAGCTGGTTGGACATGGGCTGAGTCTAATGAGACAACAGTTAAAAGATCTGATGGTACTTTTGAAACACCTCTTCAACCTGGAGCTCAAATACAATTATTCGAAGGAGATACTGTGAGTTTTCCTGGTGGTATAGATCATAAATTAAGTTCATCTGAATCTCCTTTAACAATTACTGCTCCTATTTTACCTACTGAGAAGACAGGTCCAGTAGACATTCCTAATTTAGGTATTACTATAGGACCTCCTACTGATAAAGATAAATATGCTGGACTGGGTGATGGAAAGTATCCAGTAATATTAGGAATTGAATCTGTAAATATAGCTGATCCAGGATTTAACTATAGTCCTACAGATCAGATAACAGTGAGTCCTAATAATGGTGCTAAATTAATTCCTAAGTTTGATCCTTTAGGATCATTGATTGGTGTTGGTATTTTAAATTCTGGTTCTGGTTTTAATGATGATGTAGATATTTACATTAAGAGTAAAACAGGTTATAATGCTAAGATGATACCTGTATTTAATGTGAAGAGTGTTGGTGATGATCCTAATCTACCTCCAGATGACACTTCAATTGTTCAAGTAATAGATTGTGTAGGTAAATTCTAATGGCAAAAAGATGTAACACTCACACTGTTCGATATGGTAATGAGAATGGTGAAATAAGATTTGGTCATATCCATGATGACAATGAACTCTCTGGAGTCATGTTAAGAACTGGAGATGATGGTGGTCGTCACTATATGACGATGGATTCTACAGGTGATATAGAAGGAGGTAGGAGAGGATGCACTGCTAATGTATGTCCTGGTACTTATACTATTAAGGCAGGACGTACTGTAGATGATAAAGTCCCTGCTATCTTTCAGTATGCAGAGAATGGTGACATACTTATAGGATCACCTAAAGGTAGGATTAGAATTTGGGCTCAGAATATTGAGATCAAAGCTGATGGTACAGGAGGACAGAATGGTGTTATTAATATTAATGCCAATGAAAAAATTATAATAGATTCCAAAGGTGATATTGATATAAGTGCAGTCAGAAATCATAAGATATTTTCTGAAAAAACAGTAGATATAATTGGAAGATCTATTCTAAATTTGTATGGAGGTCTTATTGATTTTGCTGATGGAGCAACTAAAGGTAAGAGAGCAAAGGACTGTGGAAGTGGTCCATCTAAAAACGAGGAGAGAAACCAATGAAATTAGGTGATTTATTCATAGGGAAAAGATTATTTGTTGGGTGTGGTAAACCTAAGGCATTAGGTACAGGACCTAGGGAGATAAGAGGATCTGCTTATATGGAGGGACCTTTACAAATAGGTACTGATACTGATTTTAGTTCTCCTGATGCTACTTTAATGGTTGGGCATGAATATAATTCTGATTCTGATTCTCATCCTACTACATCACTTCATGTTAAGGGAGATGTTCAGATTGATGGTGATGAAAAAATTAATGGAAGTTATGCTCTGAGAGTAAAAGGTAATGCCTTCTTTGATTATGGTGACATTGGTGATCTACAATCTAGATTGACGACCTCGGATGGTAAGCCAAAACCTTTTGATATAAAACATCCTACTAAAGAAGGATGGAGATTAAGATATGCTTGTATTGAGGGTCCAGAAGCAGGAGTATATGCTAGAGGAAGAATTACTAATAAGAATGAAATTCAATTACCTTATTATTGGAAGAATTTAGTTCATGAAGATAGTATCTCAGTACAAATTCAACCCATAGGTTCTCATCAAAATATTATTATAAAGAGATGGGATGAGAGTAAGATATATTACAATCTCAAGGAGGGATGCCAATTGATTGTTTCTATCATGTATATGCAGAAAGAAAAGATATTAACCCCCTTATAACTGAATATGAAGGAAAGGAATGTTTTGATTATCCTGATCCAAATTATAAACCTGGTGTAGCAAATCCAAGATATGATGATCCTGCTTTCTCAGGTCCACCTAATACTATAACTATGTGAAGAAATTAATTTATGTTGAGGAGAATTTTATATCTCCTAATGAATGTCAAGAACTTATAGACATTTCTAAGTCTAATAAGGAAGAGATTCCTTATGGTGATGAAAGTAGAGGTGGTAATACTTATTTGACGACTCTTGATGGGATATATTTTGAATCTCATGAGAATAATGTTGTTGATAAAGTAACAAATTTATGTAAGACTTTTGATGATAGAGTCATCATAGATTATGCTGCTGTTGTTAGATGGCCAGAAGGTACTTTTATGAAACCTCATATTGATCCATCAAGACCAGGACAAGAACCTGATTTAATGGCAGCCGTTCTTTATTTAAATGATGATTTTACAGGAGGATGTACTGGATTTGAGGAGTATGAAATTAAACCTGAAACTGGTAAGTTATTAGTTTTTTCTAATTCAATCTATAAACATCATGTTACTAAGATTGAAGGTGTGGAAAGATTTGCTCTTAGTATTTGGTATAATCAATGAAAAAGAAGTTAATGTATATTGAGGAGGAATTTTTAAGTCCTTCTTTATGCCAACCATTCATTGATCTTCATGAAGAGAATGATTCATTTCTTGAAACTGTAACTCATTCTAATTCGGATGAGAGTTTGAGTTATAGTCCTAAAATACCAGAACCAGATGGTGATTATGGTGCAATTTATTTGGGTGGAGATGTACGTCCTGTTGATATTAAATTAACAAAGGATCAACTTTTTAGAAGTGTTATTAATAAGGTAACTAAACTTTGTAAGTCATTTAATAATGATATACAATTAGATTATTGTGGTGTTATAAGATGGCCTAAGGGTACTTTTATGAAACCACATTATGATAAATCTGAAATGTTTAGTCCCAAT